CCTGGCTTCTTGTAGGCGGTTGTGATCTTGCCGTTCTTAATTGGTAAGGCCATGATTGCCCTTTCGTGTCATGGCCCTGTGTTGATTGTTAAGGAATTGAAACGTAATCTGCCATATCTTTTTCGTATTCAGCAAACTCCGCGTCAGTCATTTCTCTGACTTCATCGTCAATTTGTATGTTTGGGTTTGCCATTAACTTGCTCCGTATCCGTAAACGTAGATAGTGCCACCAGTCATTGTTCCTGCACCTGCCAAAATAGTGAATCCACTGTAAGAGGTAGTATCGTTTAGATAACCGCCGTTAAAAAGACCAACCCCAGTAGTTTGTAGTTGATGAGCGGTTGCATTGAAAATAGAGTTTTTTGCTGCAAATGGTGTAATTAAGTCAATGTTTGCGTGAATACCATTAGTGTTGAAAAATCCGCATTGTGACCAATTAGCTGCGTTTGATTGTGCAGTTACGGTTGGCCCAGCGCCAGCATATGTCCCATAAACTGCTGCGTTGTAGTAACCAGTCGTTGTGCTGCCTAATTGTAAGTTCATACCTGCTGCGGTACTACCCGAGCCGCCTGAAACTATAATCTTGTAATTTTCGTATGTAGCACTAAAAGCACTTGTAACCGCAACGGAAGCCACTGCCGAGCCGATGGTTTGTTTCTTAATTAAACGTAATCCAGGGTAAGCACCGCCAAGGGCTGTCCATAAGGTGGCGTCAATATCATCGCCAAGGGTTTCAATGGCTGTTGCGCCATCTTTAACATAATCGGTGGATGTAGGTACATCCCAACCGTAGTTCGGGGTTGTTGTTGCCATTATAGATCCTGCCATTCTGTCGTACTAGGAGTATACCCCGCCCAAGTGAGCGTAGGGCTTAACTGATACCAAATAATTGATGAGTATGTCTCGGAATATGCCGAGCAGGTCAAAGCCAGTTCGGCGGTGTATCGGGTCAAGTTCCATGTGTAGCCCTCAACAAAGCCATCAAAGGTTGTGCCAAAGACTGCTGGCAATGCCGTTGTGTTTATGCGTAGGCCGTTGTATACGGCAGCTAGTGCATCGCGTGTTGCATCGCTGACAGTTGGCGAGTGCAGTGGGATCGTGATCTGCTCTGGGTACATTCTTGGGAATGCTCGGGATCGAATAAAGTCTGTGGCCTGTGCCTGGGCATCGCTTAGGTTGTGCAACTGTGTTGTGCGAGATCCTGACAACTGGCCATAGAGAATGACTGACTGCTCATCTCTTGCGTTGGCAGTTCCTGCCCGGTATGTCACGTTGGCATCGTTTACAATTTCGCCCCATTGCGCGGCGGTTCGTAAGCCTCTGGCCAAAATGTCATCGGATGTCAGGGTTAGCGGTGTTGCGCTGGCTCGGGCTTGGTAATCGTCATAATGCAGATCACCATCGCCACCTTCCCAAAGCACACCGCGACCAGAGTTGGCGGCTTGCGTTGTGAGTGTGTAGGCATCAGCCTCGCCACCTGAATAGGCTTGCAACTCGTATTGCCCAGGCACATCGACATTGGCGATCAGGTTATCAACCAATGCTTGATTGGTTGCGTCGTAACTTGCCCATGTTGTCCCTGCTGGCAGCTGCGCCCAGGTAAGTGTTGGCGATACATCCGACCAAGATTGCAAAAAGGCTTCGGACAAGATGTTTAAGATTCGAGTGCCGTCAAATTCTTTGGCGTAGTTTGTTGCGCCTACAATGTGGCGGTTCAGCTGTGAAAGTGGGCCAACGGCTGTGATCGTGTAAATAGCGATTGAGCCATCTGACCCGTAGGCCGACAGGCTGATGTCAATGTCCGAGATAATGCCTGCAAAGATTTCCTGCGTTCCTGTCGTTCCCTTGTCGATTGAGATTGACACAGACTGACTCAACGCCACATCCAAAGGCTCACTGGCATCAGTCCAAAGGCTTATGGATGCGTAGCCTGGCTGTGGCTGGGTAGTTACATCATCGCGACCAGATCGGATCGAGATCGATGAGATCGTTTGATCTGCGTATGTTGTAGCCCCTGCAAAGGTAACCGTCGGATACGGGTCATACGTTGTCACAATGTTGCCCCAACAAGGTTGACCGCGCCTGTGCGGCGTGAGGAGTCTTGGAGTAGGCGTTCAATGCTACGGCGAGCAGACTCACCATCAATAACACCATTCATGATTATGGTTACGCCTTGGCCGCCATTGTCTTGGCGGATTGATCCCGAGCCACTTGGGATAAATAGTTCAGGGCCAAACTCGCCAACTCGGTAAGCCTGACCGCCCAATACTGATCCACCAGCTGCTTTGCCTTTTGGCTTTGTTTTTGGTTTTGGTGTAAATCCTGCTTCTGGAATATTTAGATTAAGCGGATTTTGTATGAATCGTAAGGCTGGCAAAGCAGCTTGATAAGCATTTGAAATGGTGTCAATTGCATTTGCAACCGTTTCTAATGATCCTGCAATTCGTTCCATCATGCTGGCAGCTCCCGGGCCGCCGTCAGTAACGGTTGAAAACAAATTTCCAAAAGCATCGGCAACTGATCGCAACGCACCGCCTAAACTAAATGCGCCATCGCCCTCAAAATTACCTGCAAGTTCTCTAGCGCGATTGCTTAATCCCTCTGGATCTTCACCACTAAATCCCTTAGCGACTTTGTTAACTTCCTCTAGCAATCTTTTCATGGTTGGCAGTAATGCCACACCGATTGATTCTTTAAGTTCGCCTACGCGCTCTGTGACAATAGCCAACTGCCCTGCATAGGTTTCGGTATTGGCTTTCGCTGCGCCACCAAATAGCCTTACAAGTTCATCTTGGACTACGTTAAAATCTTTAGTTTTCTTGATGTTTTCATCGAGTGGAATGCCCAATTTAGTAAGCGCACCGATGTTGCCGTTGTATGCCTTGGCAAGGGTCAGCGATACGGTTTCAAGATCTCGGCCAGTAGATGCGGAAATGTCCAAGGCTAGATTAGTCAGTTCCTGCGCCTTGCCGACGTCGCTAGTGGCTCGGGCTAGGTTTGCCAGTGCCGGGCGCAACTTGGTATCGGCTACGCCAAAGGCCAACTGTTGCTTGGTGATGTAAGCCTCGGTCGACTTTATCTGTGCATCGGTGGCGTTAGTTGTGTTTTTTAAGGCTTCGGCAAGTTGCTTTTGCGATGCTTCATCCTCGACTGCGGCTTTGACCCCATCGATGCCAATCTTGACTGCATAAGCGGCGGCAGCTGCGCCAGCAACTACAAAAGCGGCAGCGGCTATTTTGCCGTATTTTTTAAGGCCGCCAGCAAATCCCTTGGCATCGTTGTCAGCCTGTGCAAGGCTTCGACCAAACTGATCTACATCAGCAAGTAAATTGAGTTTAAGGGTTCTCACATCAGCCATTGTTGTCATCCCACTTTTCTATTACTCGGCGATTGACCGCATCTTTCCAACGGCGTGTTAATTCTGGCTGGATTCTTTTAAGAGTTATAAAAATGCCGTAGCCCTCGTTACCTCGACCTTGTGGGCGTGATCGTTCAGGAAAGCGGCGACCACCATTCTCAAAAGGTGCTGGCCCACCAAACTCTGATCCAAACAACACTTGACCAGATACCCCGCCGCCACTGAATCGACCCTTGCTACCACCGATGGTGACGTTAGGGATGCGATCCTTATTGGCTCGGATAGTTGCAGCAACCTTTTGGGCTTGTGCTGGCAATGGATTTAAGTTGTAGCTGCTTTGCATCTCTGTGGCTGACCACTGGCTAATGCTTGTCACATCATCCTTTAATGCTTTCTTTGCGCCCTCATCCATCTCACGAAATGCCTTGTATAGCGATTTGAGATCCCGAGAGTCAGGGGTCATCTTGACGGTTACTTTGTCAGCCATGACCATTCCTCTCTTGTATCAGCGTTACTGCTGTTGTTATGTCAGCGAGCGACCAAGTCAAAAGATCGGCCAAAGGGATGCCGGTCGATGTTGCAATCCGCACCAGCGTGTCCCTTAGTTCTCTTTTGGGCTTTCCTCGACCACCTCAAAGGTTTCAAACTCATTGGTAACCCAGGCTTGCTGGCTTGGCATCTTTGTATGGCCTTGGGCCTTTGCGGCCTTGTAAAGCATA